CATATTTGGTCTAGTGGTTATGATGTAAAAGACTATTTAACAAGTTTTAAAAATATTATGGATAGCATTTTAGTAATACATTTAAATAATAGTAAGGTTAAAAAGGGTTCTAAAGTTGATAGACATGAATTTATAGATACAGGTCTAATTGAAAAAAAAGATTTAGAAGTGTTTTTAAAAACACTTAAATCCAATCCCATTATTATTTTAGAAAAACCTAATGTAAATTATAAAGACGAGATTAACTGGGTTAATAAAAATTATTGAAATAAATAAAAAAAATGATAATAATATTTATGTTTAATATTAAACATAAATGAATCTATTTTATCTCATTGCAATGTTATTAATTATCTTTGATTTAAATATAGCAAATTCTAATAAAATTGTATTTAAACTAAGAAGAACAGATAATTATAAGCTTTTATATAATGGTAACTGTACTACGTCATTTTATATAAAGAAGCAACTTCATCATTAATTAGTTTAATATTTTTAATATCAAACGTATTTATTTTATTTTTTTTAATTATTTTAATTAAATTTTTATAAAAATTATCTTTTTTAATATTTTCATCAGATTTCATATAATATTTCCATAGTAACTGCTGTATTTTATACTCTTTTTTTGTTGTATCTTTAAATTTAAAAGGACTTTTAACATGTGTTTTAATATATTTTTTTAATTCTTCGTCTTCAAATGTTTTATGTTTAACTTTTTTATTTTCATTTTTAATTTTTTTAATAATATCATATGGTTTGCTAAATTCATATTTAGGACAAACTATTTGTTTTTTAGGATAATCAAATAAATTATCCTTAATATCATCTATAAAAACTACATTATTGTTAAATATTTTTAACGCTTCTTTTTTATTTTTTAATATTTTGTATTTATTTTGCAGTTTTGATATTATAATTTTAAATACATTTGATAATATCTTATGAAAGCTTTGTGATTGGTAAGAGTTTTCACGCGTAAAATAAGGTTTATTAAATTTTATTTTTGAAGCTTTTTCTATATTTTCAACAAGACCACCATAGGTCCATCCATAAGTCGAATTAGTATAAACATACAATTCAACGTGTTTATATTTTTTTTTTATAAATTTAATAAAATTTATAAAATAAGGTCTTAATAAACCTTTTTTTAATGTATTAACAAAATTTATTTTTTTTTTACATTGGTTTGATATCTTGTTTTTATTACATGCAATTTTTACCAAATCTAATATTTGCGATTCCATAATTGGATATTCGACATTACCGATAATGCAATTGTCAATATCAAATATAAAAATATATGGTGCTTTTTTTTTCATTTATAAAATATCTATTTAAAGTAATTATTTTAATAATTTTATATATGATATATATTGACTTATTTTGTGGTATTGGTGGTTTTCATCAAGCTTTAAAAAGTTTAAATTGTAAATGTATTTTAGCATCAGATATTGATAAAAATTGTCAAGATATATATAAATTAAATTATGATATTGAAGTACAAAAAGATGTAAAGAAAATTGATGAAAATAGTCTAAGTGATTTTGATATAATATGTGCAGGATTTCCTTGTCAAACTTTTTCAAATGCTGGGAAAAAAAAAACATTTTCTGATAAACGTGGTTTATTATTTGATGAAATAATAAGAATTGCTAAAGTTAAAAAACCAAAATTTATATTTCTTGAAAATGTTAAACATATTTTAAAAGTAGATGATGGTAATGTTATTAAATATATTGAAACACAATTAAATGAATCTGGTTATATTTTACAATTATTTAATATGTCACCACATAATTATGGTATTCCTCAACAACGAGAAAGAATATATTTTGTATGTGTTAGAAAAGATATTTATAATCATATAGATATTAAATTACCTATTAAAGATATTAAAACTAATTTTGAAAATTATTTAGATAAAAATGTAGAAGATAAATATTATATTAAAGGAGACATTTTAAATGTCTTAGAGGCGTGGGATGAATTAATAAAGCAATTTGATATTGATGAAAAAATATCACCTACAATTTTAATAAATGAATATTACTTATTAGATAGAAAAACAAATTTTGATAAATATCCAAAATGGAAACAAAAATATATAATAGAAAATGAAAAATTAATTAATAAATATAAAAATCAATTTGACGAATGGTATGAAAAATATAAAACTTTATTAAGTAAACGGGAAATATATGCAAAATTAGAATGGCAAGTGGGATTAATTAAACCAAATGATTCAATATTTAATTACTTTATTCAAATTAGACAATCTGGAATCCGTGTTAAAAAAACAAAATATTTTCCAACTTTAGTAGCAATATCACAAATTCCTATATATGGAAAGGAAAAAAGATATATTACACCAAGAGAATGTGCTAGATTACAATCTTTTCCAGATAACTTTATATTATCTAATAATGACAAAATATCATATAAACAATTAGGAAATGCTGTAAATGTTCAAAATGTAAAAACTGTGGTCGAAGCGACTTTTAAACATTATAATATAATGTAAAAAATGATTTATTTAAATTAAAACTATAATTAAAAAATGAATACACATAATAGAAAAATTGCAAATCAGTATGATTTAATTTATAAATCATTTGATACATCTCGTGTTAGAATATGGAATAACGTTAAATTATTTTTATCAAATTATAACGAAAATGATACATTATTAGATTGTGGTTGTGGTAATGGAAAAAACATGATTTATGCAAATAATTTAGGTTATAATTGCGATGGTTATGATATATCAAAAAAACTATTAGATATATGTATTTCTAAAAATTTAAATGTTTATTATTCCGATGTATTAAATATGAATTTAGATAAAAAATATGATAAAATAATTTCAATAGCAGTTTTACATCATTTGGAAACATTTGATGAACAAGTTTTAGCAATTAACAATTTACTAAAATGTTTAAAAGATAATGGAACATTATTGGTTTCATTTTGGTCAAAAGAAAAGAAATTTAATGATACAAATATTGATAAAAATCAAAATGATTATAGAAATTTTAATAATGGTGCTAATTATGTAGATTGGAAATTAGATAAAAATAATGTAATTAAAAGGTACTATTATATACATGATTATGATAGTATATTAAAATTAGTTAAACAAATAAATGTAAAATATATAATTACATGGGAATTGCAAAACTGGTTTATAATTTTTTACAAATAAATTAATAATTTATGTATATCTTTATAGAGAAGATGATTATTACAAAAAAGAAATTAAGTGTATATTTGACACTTACTATTGTAGTTATAATTATATTAATAATTGGTTTAATATATTTTTATAATTCTTATCATAATGCTAATTATAAATTAAATCAACAACAAATATTATTTAATAATAAAATAAATAGTTATGAAAACACTACTAATACTTATAGTGATTGCAATAAAATAGATAGTAGATTAAATTATTTTGATGAATTAATACAAAAACAACATAATGAAATAATAAACAAATATGATAATCAAAATAGTGATAAAATTTGTATGACGCAAAAACAATTAGATAATTTAACAAAACAAAAAACAAATTATGTTAATAGAAATGATACAATAATGAGAGATTATAGAGTTGTAAAAGATGATTTATTTCCACCATTTAATAGGTCTGATACAAATACGCATACTGATTTGGCAAATAATATAATAAATAGAAGTATGTATGTTAATACAAATAATGTAAATGATACTTTTAGACTAGTTGGTTATGTAACTAGTACGGATTCAAACAGAGATGCTGGAAATAATAGTTGGAAATTATTTGCTAGACAAAAAGATAGACATTTTTCTGAATTTTATATGTCTCCCACTAATAATAATAATGATGTTAAAATATTTTTAACAGATGATATTATTCTTGGCGACAGAGTTAGAGATATTTATGCTATACCAAGTAGTATTACATTTAAAAGTCCTATGTTAAATGACACACCTTATCAAGTTGTTGAAATTCCTAAACAAGATGTTAGTTATAATGCTTTAAATTATATGTAAAACTTATTTAAAATAATTGTAACATTAATTATATATGATTTATTTTTTATTTTTATTATCATTTATTGAAATTAGTATATCATTTTCGTTTACTAAAGTTGGAATTATTACAGGTGGTACGAGGGGAATTGGTTTAGGAATTGCAAAATCACTTTCTGAAAAAAATTATGATTTACTTCTTACTTATAATACTAATAAAAAACAAGCCCTGCAAACTAAAAAATATTTAGAAACAACTTATAATAATAGAGTTGAATTAATTGGCGGTGATTTAACACAAAAAGAAAATAGGAAAAAAATTTTTACTTATTATGATAAAGTTTTTAGTAATAATACACATAATTTATCAGCAGTTATTCATAATGCAGGACAATATATTGGACTAACATCTGATAATAGTAAACAGTTATTAAATAACGAAACTTTAATATTTGGCGATGGGTCTTTATTAAATAATAACGAAGATTTTAATACAAATAGTTTAGATTATTATTATCAATTATATGGTTTGTCTTATATTGATATATGTGAAAGAGCTATATTAAGAATGAATAATGGAGGTTCTTTAATAGGAATATCATCTCCGGGAAGTAATGTATTATATAATCCTGCTATACCATCTTTAAAAACAGGATATGATATGCCTGGATCTGGTAAAACAGTTATGGAATATAGTATGAGATATATTGCTTATAGATGTGGATATAAAAATATTAATACAAATATTATTGTCCCTGGTGCAGTTTATACAAGTGGCTTTAAAAAAATGATTCAGGAATTATTCGCGTATTTTTTAGGTAATATTGGTAGAAAAATATATAATAATAATGAAGAAATTATTGATAATTTTATAAAAAAATATGCTTCAAAGCGTTATCCAATGGGTATAATGGACCCAAAACAACTAGGTGATGTTGTATCTTTTTTATGCTCAAATAAAGGAAGAATAATTAATGGAGTAATACTTCCTGTTGATGGAGGGATGCATTTAAAACAATAAATTTTTATTTTTTTCAATTAATTATAAAAAAATGATTTTATCAAATATAATATAAATTGTATCATAGTAAATATGATTTGGGATTCGCTTCCAGACTGTCTTCTAGAGAAAGTGTATGAAAAAATTGTAATATCACAACCAAAAAATCTACTAGATGATATTAAAAGTTATAATTATACAATTAATACTATTAATGAAAATTTAGAAATAAATCAATTTGTAGGGAGATATAATGAATGGTTAATATTACTTTATATACTCAAAATATATTTTGAAAAAGAATCTCAAGAATATAGATCAAATAAGTTTAGAGAATGTGAAAAGTATATAGAAAATAATAACGATTTAAGTGGATTTTATTGGATAAATAGATTTGTTGCTAAAATGTCTATTACTGAAAGAAGTATTTTAGTTAAAAAATTAAATAATGAAGATATTAACTAATAACATTATAATTACATTTATTAATTATACATATACTTAATATATATAATATAGAATATAGTTTAAAATAGTAATAATTAAATTGATTTATATATAAATAACATTCCCAAAATGCTATATATCTAAATATTAAATGATTTACTAATTGTTCATAATAATTTTTTTTTAACATACTTTGTTTTCCTTTATAATTAAAAATAATAATTCCAAATGTTAATAAATATATAATATTTTTTGTTGTATTTAAATTAACAATTAATAATGTATTTATTGATAATAGTTTATCTATTTTATGATATATACTATTATATTTATAATAATTCCAATGAAGTAATGAAAATATCATATTAAATATTAAATTATAACTAAATAAGTAATAAATAGTATAATATGAATTATATATTGGTATTAACATCCATAAACTAGTAAATTTAAATATATTGCAATTTTTTTTTGGTATAATTATCATAACTGATATATATATATAATTTTTAATTATTTTTAATTAGGTCTCTTATATTTTTTATTTGTTTTTTATAATGTTCTTGAGGTTCTTTTAATAATATAAAATGTAG